AAACAATGTTTCGCGGGCCGCGACCCAGTCTAGGTATGCCGCTTTATTTCCAGATGATTCGATTTCGAGTATGATTAAAAGCAAAGAAGGAATAGGAAGCCTGATATGATGAGAAGTGATATGCCCAAACAAGTAATGGCTTACCGCAATGGCGGGGGCATACCTTCATTAGCTACAGTGCCTATGGAAACAACAATGGCGGGTCAGCCACACAGGCTTGCATATGTAAATCCCATTGAAGAAGAAATGATGAAACAAATGGGTGGTGCGGGATTACCCGGTCCAGGAGGTATACCCAGTTATTTTCTTCACACCGCGGCCGCTCGGGATAAAATTAAAACAAATATTAAAAATTTTTTTACAGGCGGCTCTGATAACGATTCTGGCCCACCACCAGGACATCCTGAATATAATACAAATGCAGGTAGTCAGACTAACAATAATGATAATGATAGTAGTAACGACACAAGTGGTAGTGACTATTCAGAACCTACAGCTGGTGGAGGTGGTGGTGGTGATAGCACACACTGTTGTACTGCATCGTATAAACGTAAGGGTATGACTATATCACAAGTAAAAGAACTTAGGCGTTGGCATAGAAAACAATCGCAGATATGGCAAGACGGCTATGATGTTTGGGGTAAATACATCGCAGATACATTTGTAGCTAAATCAGACTGGTCAGCATCTGTTGTAAAATCTGTATATGAATTAATTATAAAAAAGAAGTTGACACCAAAAGGATTGTATGGTATGATTCTCATATCTTTAGGTGTCTATCCAATAGGATTATTTAAAAGGATAATAGGACATGGAAGAACTTTTCAATCAAATTAAAGAAAGATATTTAGCATTATCAGAGGACGATAAAAATGTTATACGTTCTTTGATGGGTACAGAACAAGGTAGAGTATTGGCAAAAGTATTAGGAGCAGACTTAGTGTCGCAAATAAACTTACGCAAGCCTAGTGGTTCTGTAAAAAAACGTGGATTGGCAACACGGTAAAGTTTGCCAAATAACTAGCTACCCATCCCCCCACATGGCTACGGTGGCCCTAGTAAGGAGTATAATATGAACGATACAGTAGTATCAGCCGAAGTGCAACCGACTAAAAAAGCAGCATTTGTTTCTAAGCCTTATTCTCGTGAAGATAAAATTCAAAAGGAAGAGGAAGAACTAAAACAAATGTTAGAGGAGCAGAAGGTAGAAGCCGAATCAAAACCTAATGAACCTGAAGAAAAAGAACCTGAAAGTGCAGAAGAACGTACATTTAAAAAACGCTATGGCGATTTACGTAGACATGCACAAGAAAAAGAAAAACATTTCCAAGGTGAGATTGATAGACTAAAAGAGCAACTCTCATCTGCAACTAAAAAGGAAATGAAGTTACCTAAGTCTGATGAAGATTTAGATGCATGGATTAAAGAGTACCCTGATGTAGCAGGTATTGTTGAAACAATAGCTATTAAAAAAGCAAAAGAGCAATCTGAAGCTCTAGAACAAAAGTTAAAAGCTATTGATGATATGCAATCAACAGCACAAAAAGAGAAAGCAGAGGTAGAGCTAATGCATCTACATCCTGACTTTGATTCTATTAGAGATAGTGATGATTTTCATGAGTGGGCTGAACAGCAACCACAATGGATTCAGAAAGCTCTCTATGACAATGATAATGATGCAAAGTCTGCTGCTAGAGCTATTGATTTGTATAAAGTGGATAAAGGTATATTAAGTGAGAAGAAAGTTAAGAAAACGAATAAAAGTGCTGCTCAAGCTGTGGATACGAAAACACGACAAGTACCACAAACAGATGAAGCATCCTCTTACATAAAAGAATCTGATGTACAAAAAATGTCTGCTAAAGAGTATGAAAGAAAGTCAGACTCTATTATGGAAGCAATACGTTCTGGAAAATTTATTTATGATGTATCGGGGTCAGCAAGATGAGTATAATATATAAACCACAAAAAGATATGGAGTTGTTTGCTCCATTCGGACCGACTATGGGATACTTTCGTATGCCTTATGAGTTGGTTGAAAAGTTAAATAGTAAAATGTCTGATAAGTTAAAATCTTATGCAGATAATCTAGTTGGTAAAGTAACTCAAGAATTAGCTTTTGATGAAGAGATACTTGCAATAGCACAAAAAGGAATAGGACAATTTATAGGGCAATACCAAGCCTATACAGATTTTCGTAATTCTATGGGTGCTAAGAAACCTGATACAGAAAACTTTGACTACGGATTACAAATAGTATCTGGTTGGTTTGTGCGTCAATTTGAAAATGAGTACAACCCTTTACATATTCACACAGGCTGTCGAATGTCTTGTGTAGGATATTTAAAATTACCAGAAGGAATAGAAGAGGAGTGGGAAGAAGACTATAAAGACCACCATCCTGCAAATGGGCATATACAATTTGCACATGGAACGTCCGCAGGGTATACGGCTACTAACTTTGTTGTTAAGCCAAGAGTAGGTGACTTCTATGTATTTCCATCACACCTTTTCCATTGCGTTTATCCTTTCTACACAAAAGGTGAACGTAGGTCTTTTAGCATGAATATGAATTTCATTGAAGTGCCAAAGAAAAAAAGTGTTGACAAATAGTTGTAGCTAAATATAACTATATGTAGCAAGTATGTGATTATAGCGCAATAATTATATACTTATCGCAAACAAGCAGTCTTACGGAATACCTGACAAGCATGGCCCGTTGAAATTTAGGTTGGCCAACCAAATGAATACGCACCCATAGCAAATCGGCCTCTGTTTAGTCTACTAAGTTTGTATCTGTGTAAATTGAAACTTAACTATAAGGAGACGGGACTATGGCATTTTCAAGTGCTGCAGGCTACGGTAATCTTCCTAACGGTAACTTTTCGCCAATTATTTACAGCAAACAGGTACAGCTTGCTTTTCGCAAGAGTGCTGTTGCTGAGTCAATCACAAACTCCGATTATTTTGGAGAGATTGCAAATATGGGCGATACTGTTAAAATTATCAAAGAGCCTGAAATAACCGTTAAGGCCTATGCTCGTGGTACAACTATCACACCACAAGACCTTGACGATGAAGACTTCAACCTTACAATTGACAAAGCTAACTACTTTGCCTTTAAGGTTGATGACATTGAGGAAGCTCATTCACATGTAAACTTTCAACAGCTTGCAAGTGATAGAGCAGCGTATCGATTAGCTGACCAGTATGACCAAGACGTTCTTGGCTATCTATCTGGTTTTAAACAGTCTGCACTACACAGTGCTGCTGATACAGCTAACACAACAGTAAACGGTGCAAAGGCAGTTTCAACAGCGGGTTCTGATGAACTTCTTACCTCTATGAAGTTAGATGCTTCTGACTTTACAGACGGTTCGGGTACAGCAGGTTCTGCAAATAACTCTATTGGACTTCAGCCTAGAGGTCCGGGAGCGACTGACTTAACACCTGCCGCTGGTACAACTTTTCCATTAACAGTCATTGCTAGAATGGCTAGACTACTTGACCAACAAAATGTTGACTCACAAGGTAGATGGTTAGTTGTAGACCCTGTGTTCATGGAAGTATTGAAAGACGAGGACTCTCGACTATTCAATCAGGACTTTGGACAGTCAGGTGGAATTAGGAGTGGTGAAGTTATCGGTAATCTACATGGATTCCGTGTATTTTCTTCTAACAACCTACCTTCCATCGGAACAGGCCCCGGCACTACTGGTGGTACTAACTCTTCCAACTTTGGAATAATTGTTGCAGGACACGACTCTGCTGTCGCTACTGCTGAACAAATAAACAAAACCGAAACTTACCGAGACCCAGACTCATTTGCTGATATCGTAAGAGGTATGCACCTTTACGGTAGAAAAATATTGAGACCTGAAGCTCTTGTTAATGCTCGGTATAACCTCGTTTAAAAGGAGATTGAATTATGGCATTAGGTGATAATACAACCTCTGTAGCAAGAGGGAGTGGAGCTAGAGGTAGGCAACCATACTTGATTCAAGCTGACCTAAATTTTGCAACTGCGGCTAGTGATAAGGGTACAGCCCTTGCTGCCAACGATGTAATTCCGGGTCTAACTATCCCAGCTAATACTTTAATTATGTGTGCTGGTTTTGAAGTAACAACTGCCCATTCAGGTACTTCAACCGACACTGATTTTGACTTTGGTATTACTGGTGGTGACTTGGACAACTTTGTTGATGGTTTTGATTTTGATGGAGCGTCAGTTGGAGACTACGGTTTTAAGGCAGGACAAACTCCTGTTCTTATTGGTGGTACTTCTGACACTATTGATGTTGAAATCCAAGCAATGACAGGTACAACAACAGGTGGAGTAATCCGTATGTTTGCTGTATGTATGGATGTTGATGACACAGGTAACATGACTGCTGATGAAGTAGACCGTGATACTTTAGCTTAAATAGTTTAAGTGGGACAGGGCAACTTGTCCCACTTTATTTTAGGGATTTATAATGGCAACCTTCTTAGCATTAACAAATAGCGTATTAGCAAGATTAAATGAAGTTCAATTAACATCATCTAATTTTAGTAATGCAAGAGGTATTCAAGTACAAGCACAAAACGCTGTAAATGAATCTATACGATTTATTAATCAAAGAGAATTTAATTATCCGTTTAATCATTCTGCTAAAACAGAAACACTCGTTCCCGGCTCAGTTAGGTATTCTATACCCACTGATGCAAAACATGTAGACTATAATACATTTAGAATAGTTAAAGATGATAATGTAAATAGTGGTGGAACAAGTTTAGCTATTCTTCAATATAACGAATATATAGATAGATACGTAGAACAAGAAGATGAAGTAGTTAGTAGTACACTAGCAGAAGCATTAGACGCAACTGAAACAGAAATAGACGTAGCAAGTTCCACAGGGTTTGACTCTGCTGGGACTTTATTTATAGAAAACGAACAGATAACTTATACAGGTATTAGCACTAATACTTTTACAGGTTGCACACGAGGTGCAAATGGAACGACAGCAGCTACACATAGCACTAGTACATCTGTAGCACAGTTTGAAAGAGGTGGAGTACCAACACATGTTGTTAGAACACCTGATAATAACTTTTTATTATACCCATTTCCTAACAAAGTATATTCATTAAAATATGATTATTTTACATTTGCTTCTGATTTATCTGCACACGGTGATACATCTTCAATACCAGATAGATTTTCTCCAATTATTGTAGATGGTGCTACAGCATTTGTATATCAGTACAGAGGAGAGACACAACAATATCAACTAAACTTTAGTAGATTTGAACAAGGTATAAAAAATATGCAAAGCTTGCTAGTAAATAAGTATGAATATGTTAGAGCAACTTATA